TAAACAGATGAAGCAAAGTGGGTTGGCTTCTAAAAAATAACCCGCATATCAATGGCTACCTAACCCCCCAACACTGGCTACGGTTAGCCCCATAAGGAGAAAAGAATGGCTGAAGCAGCTATCATGGCAGAAGAAATGCAATCACCAAAAAAGGTTGCATTTGCAAATAAACCTTACACTCAAGAAGAACGCATTAAACGTGAGGAAGAAGAACTAGAGCAACTCATCAAAGAACAAAAGGGTGAGGAAGTAGCAGAAACAGTAGAGGTAGAAGAAGAACCTACTAATGCGGAAGAAAAAACATTTAAGAAGCGTTACTCAGATTTACGTAGGCATCAACAAAAACAAGCCGAAGATTTTAAAAAAGAGTTGGAAGACCTTAAACGACAGCTAGGCGATGCTACTAAAAAAGAATTTAAACTGCCTAAGTCAGATGAAGATATTGAAGAGTGGGCAAAGGAATATCCTGACGTAGCAGCCATCGTTGAAACAATTGCTATGAAAAAAGCACGTGAACAGTCTACTGAACTGGAAGAACGCATCAAAGCAATTGATGATATGCAAACATCTGCAACAAAAGAAAAAGCAGAAGTAGAATTGTTAAAGTTGCATCCTGACTTTGGGGACATTCGTGTTAGCGATGACTTCCATGATTGGGCTGACGAATAACCTAAATGGGTACCAGTTGCATTGTACGAAACTGATAATGATGCTCGTTCTGCAGCACGGGCAATTGACCTGTATAAAGCAGATAAGGGTATTGGCAATGAGAAAAAGTCTAAAAAAACTAAAGGTGCTGCTGAAGCGGTGTCCACTAAAGGCAGTAGAAGCACACCTCAAACAGACGAAGCTTCCGCTTATTTAAGAGAATCTCAGGTTCAGGCAATGTCGCCTCAAGAATATGAGAAGCACTCTGACGAAATTATGGAGGCTATCCGCACAGGAAAGTTTATCTATGATATTTCTGGCTCTGCCAGATAAAAAAAGTGTTGACAAGTAGTTATTTTTATGTATAACTATATGTAACCAAGTGTGGATGTATATAGCGCAATATGTCCACACATAACAGCAAACGAACACAGCTTACGGATTACCTGACGATTTTGGCCTGTTGAATAGTAGGGCGGCCACCTTACTTGGATACACACCCAAATGAATTAGCCTCTGATTAGTCTGGTGAGTTTGCATCTGTAAGAAAAATGCTTAACTTTAGGAGAACATACAATGGCATTTGCATCAGCAGCCGGGTATGGTAATCTTCCTAACGGCAATTTTTCACCTGTAATTTACAGCAAACAGGTGCAGCTTGCTTTCCGCAAGTCTGCCGTTGCTGAAGCAATCACTAATAATGATTACTTCGGTGAGATTGCTGCAATGGGTGATTCCGTTAAGATTATCAAAGAACCCGAAATCACAGTCAAGAACTATGCACGTGGTACAACTATCACACCGCAAGACCTTGATGACGAAGACTTTAACCTAACAATTGACAAAGCTAACTACTTTGCATTTAAGGTTGATGACATTGAAGAGGCACACAGCCACGTAAACTTCCAGCAATTGGCAAGTGACCGTGCTGCGTATCGTTTGGCTGACCAGTTTGACCAAGACGTTCTTGGTTATCTGTGTGGTTTTAAACAATCTGCAATTCACGGTTCAGCCGACACAGTTAATACAACTGTTAACGGTTCTGTAGCTGTTTCAACTGCAGGTTCTGACGAACTGTTGACCTCAATGAAACTAGAAGCCGATGACTTTGGCGGCTCTGGTGGTTCATCAATTGGTATCCAGCCCCGTTTGCCGGGTGCTTCATCTGTACCGGGTTCAGGCAATGCCAACCCGACTATGGTTATTGCACGTATGGCCCGTAAGCTGGACCAGCAGAACGTAGACTCACAGGGCCGTTGGCTCGTTGTTGACCCAGTATTCATGGAAGTACTGAAGGACGAAGATTCAAAACTTCTGAACTCAGACTTTGGTGGTTCTGGTCTTCAGAACGGTCTCGTAATCAACAACCTGCACGGCTTCCAAGTGTATGTTTCAAACAACTTACCTTCCGTTGGAACGGGTTCAGATACCACTGGTGGTACTAACGCTTCCAACTACGGCCTGATTGTTGCTGGACATTCATCATCAGTAGCTACTGCAGAGCAGATTAACAAGACAGAAACATATCGTGACCCTGACAGCTTTGCTGACATCGTTCGTGGTATGCACCTGTATGGTCGCAAGATTCTGCGTCCTGAAGGTCTTGTTAATGCTAAGATTAACTTGGTATAAGGGGAGTATTGAAAAATGGCTAACATTACTGCAGTACTTCACCCTGCATCAGGGAACTCACAGCGTGGACGTAATCCGTACTACGTAGATGTCACAATTGACCTGACAAAAAATAGCATTGCCCCCGGTGATACTATTCAGGCAATTACCGTACCTGCTAACACATTAATCATGGCAGCAGGTTTTCAAGTTGTAGAATCTGCAACTATGAATGCGTCAACAGATGCAACTGCTGCTCTTGGCTTCACTGGTGGTGATGTTGATGAGTTTGCAGCGGCACTAGACATTGACGGTGCATCTGATGGCGATTATGCTCCACAGGTTTCAATTGATGGACTAGCACTTTCTACATCAGGCGACACAATTGACTTTGTGCTGGCTGGTAGTGGTGCGTCATTTACAGCAGGTAAGCTACGTGCTTACGCTGTAATGATGGACATCAGCGACCAAGGCGACATGGCTGCTGACGAAGTAGACCGTGACACACTTGCATAAGTAATCACTTAGTAGGGGCAGCTTCGGTTGCCCTTACTTACTCTTTTAGGAATTACATATGGCATACGATTACTTAGACTTGACAAACGAAGTGCTGGCAAGAATGAATGAGGTAGAACTAACCTCTTCTAACTTTGCAACAGGCGCACGTGGATTTCAAGTACAATGTAAAAACGCTGTAAACGATGCTATTAATTATGTCAATCAACGTGAATTTGGTTGGCCTTTTTCACATGCGACTAGCACTGTAACACTGGTAGCAAACACAACCCGTTACACTATACCAACTACAGCTACGCATGTTGATTATGAAACATTTAGAATATCAAAAGATAATACTCTTGGTGTGGCAGGTACAACGCTACGAGTACTTGACTATAAAGAATACGTAGACAGATTTATTGACCAAGAAAGTACTACGGGTGTAGGTGGTGTTCCTATCTATGTGTTTCGTACACCCGATAATAACTACGGTTTATATCCATATCCAGATGCAGGTTATGAATTAAAATTTGAATATTTTGACAGACCCACTGCTCTCGCTGCGGCAACAGATGTACCAACAATACCAGAACAGTTTCGTCAGGTAATTGCAGATGGTGCTACTGCTTATGCCTATCAGTATCGTGGTGAAGCACAGCAGTATGGTATTAACTTTTCAAGATTTGAAGATGGCATTAAACATATGCAGTCAATTCTGTTAAACAGGGTAGACTACGTGAGGTCAACTTATATACCGCACTCGCAGAGATACGGCATTAACACAGCAATGTTTTAGGTGATACATGGCAGACGAATCAGGACTAAGCCCATTTGTCTTTGCCTGTGCTGGGGGATTGGTATTAGACCTATCTACCTTTGAAATGCAACCGGGTATGGCACTTGAGTTGCAAAACTTTGAGCCAGACATTAAGGGTGGATACAGACGTATTTCAGGATACGCAAAGTGGAATACTAATATTGTGCCTCAAGACGCTAGTTCCAGTGAAAAGGTTCTAATGTCTGCTTTCTTTAATAACAAAGTTATTGCGGCACGTGGTGGTAAAATACATGAAGCTGGAACAACAGGTAGCTGGACACAGATTGATACTGGCAGAACAAATGCTGGTAAGTACACACACTTCCGTTACAATCTGGCTGGCACAGATTTTATCGTGTGGGCTGATGGCGCAAATCATGCGACCAAGTATGATGGCACTACTGTTACTGACCTCAACGCAACAGGCGCACCTGCTGACCCAAAGTTTGTAGTTGGATTTAAAGACACACTATTTTTTGCTGGTATGTCTTCCTCGCCACAATCAGTAGTTTTTACTGCACCTTTTACCGATAGTGATTTTAGTGTAGCTAACGGTGCAGGTACAATAAATGTAGACAGTAATATTACTGGACTGTTTCCGTTTCGTGACCAACTGTTTATCTTTTGCGAAGAACGTATATTTAAACTGGTTGGTAATACCATTGCAGATTTTCAGGTACTACCTGTTACACGTGAGATTGGTTGCGTAAACGGACATACCATTCAGGAAGTTGGTGGTGACCTTATCTTCCTTGGTCCAGACGGACTGCGTACTGTTGCTGGTACAGAAAAGATTGGTGACGTTGAACTTGGTACAATTAGCCGACAGGTACAGCCACGTTTTGAGGGTCTAACAGATGTTGATGAGTTTGACAGCGTAGTTATACCAGATAAAACACAGTATCGTATATTCTTTTCTAGTGCTAATATAACACGTGGTAATACTACGGGAGTTACTGCAGTTAGAAAACAAACGTATGAGTTTGCAGACCTTCGTGGTATTCGCCCAAGTTGTACAGATTTTATTACAGTACAGGGTGATACTATTATACTGCACGGTGAGTATGATGGGTATGTATATCGTCAAGAACAGGGCAATGACTTTGACGGTAATACAATAACAGGTAAGTATAGGTCTCCTGACTTGTCTATGGGTGACTCAGGTATTCGTAAAAACTTTCAGCGTGTAATTATTAACTATGCACCTGAAGCTGCTGTGAACGCAGACTTGTTTGTACGATATGATTATGAATCACCGCAAGTACCACGACCTGCTGCCTATCCGTTTAATACTGCTACCGTGGTGGCTGTGTATGGTTCATCAGTATATGGTACAGCAACATACGGTGGTCAGTCAAACCCATTGATTAGACAGCCAATTGAGGGTTCAGGGTTTGCCGTGGCACTGAGGGTTAATGACAGGGGTGTATCAGCCCCGTATTCGCTGAAGGGATTTCAGCTAGAATTTGATGTAGGAGCAAGACGCTAATGGCGGGTTATACCAGACAGTCTACATTTACTGACGGTGACATTATCAATGCTGCCGATAGTAATGACGAGTTCAACCAGCTACTAAATGCATTTAGCATTAGCACAGGCCACAAGCATGATGGCACTGCTGCTGAAGGGCCAGTCATTGGTTTGATTGGTGACCCCGGTGTTGCTACTCCATTAAACAAAGTTGTTGTAAATGATACTAACAATCGTATTGGTGTATTCGTAGATGTATCCGGCAGCACTGTAGAACAGGTTCGTTTTCAAGACGGGGTTATTGTTCCTGTTACTACCAATGATGTAGACTTAGGCACAAGCAGCGTACAGTTTAAGGATTTGTATTTAGATGGTACAGCCACCATTGATGGTCTGGCTATGCCTACCACTACTGTTACAGATATTCTGGATGAAGACAACATGT